CTTTTGCCTAAAATATCGCTCACGAAACCCATGAATCCTCCAATTTTTTTATGTATTGCGGCTTGATCCACTTTTGGGCATTTGCCCTCAATAGTCCGTAAATGTACAAATCGCCTTTGGGCGTTGCATCCCGCATGATTCCTTCCAGTTGCGCCCCTAAACTCACGGCAAACCGGCGGGAATCTTTGTTCCCTTGCTCAATGGCTCCGGTAATTCTCTTGCAGTTGAGTTTTACAAAAGCGTAATGCATTGCGGTTGCAATAAAGCCTGGGGTTATCCGATCGGCAGATATGTGCATCATTATGCTGGGATGCGTGTAACCGTTAAAAATGATTCCGGCAACCAGTTCGTCGTTTTTATTAAGCAAACCGAAAGCCGTATAAAGTCCCCAATCAGCAGGACGGTTTTGCTTGGTTGCCACATACTGACCAATCAATTCTTTCGGCTCGTGGATAATCCTCATATCCCAGCCCATCCGCTTTGATAGACCACATCCGTTGAGGCCCATTCAATTTGCAAGCCAGAACTCGCGCTATTCATGTTGATGGAGCCGCAATAACCTATCCCCGTCACGCCCTGCCAAGTGTTTGTAATCTGCAACCCAGAACCCCACACACCTGTATCCCATTTTGCGGTATCCCAAAGCGCAACTGAAGATCCTGAAAATGACAAAGCCGCGGTTGTGTTATCAAGGTTGAAATCGACGTTTATTCCGACATTTATAGTGGGAGTGCCGTTTGTAAATATGCTGGGTCTGGCTCTAGTGAAATACTTTTTAACGCCGCGAGAACCAAAGTAATTAAACGCTTGAAAAGCATTTGCAGAAATATTGCTAGTGTTGTCCGTATAAGTTTGATCCCACGCCTTACCGACAAAGCCATTACCGCCGAAATAAGGGTCATCGTTAAATGTTTCCCAGACGTTGGCCTCCCAACCAATAAACTGACACCAGCTAGTTGTGATCGTATTCATCACATATTGCTGCTGTTGTGATCCTTCTGAAACAGGGACATTAATCCAGACCGCGTTGCGCTTGGCGTTGTAATAAACCTGCCAGCCCACATCTGCGTGATTGCCGCCGTAGTTTGTAGTTGCTTCAGTAATTGCGCCCTGAATCTTGTTTGATAAAGCAACTCTCGGGTCTAACCTTGAGCTTTGCAATGCCGCCGCCATCGGAAGCAATCCGTCATACGTCAGAATAAGAAGGTCGCCAGACCATTTAAGCATTGATCGAGTGCCGATAGGACTGCCGAGTTTCCAAACGCCTGCCAATGCCCACGTTGCCGCGCTGGATGGATCTGTGCCGCGATAAACAATAACCTCGCCGGTGCTGGTAATAAACGCAAGGTTGTCGTCCATGCCATAGCCTGCATCAAGCGTCCAAGTATCCAGATCCACCAAATGACCGCCAAACTTGGCAATTGAACTGAGATCCAGAACTTGAGCTGCACCGCCAACAGAACTAACCGGTAAATACCATGCCTTGAGCGTGTCCTTCTGTATGAACCAAAGACGATTCTTAAACAAGGTCACATTGCCAAGCGTTGTGGTGGTAACTCCAGTTATTGCCGGAGTCGAAGATCCATCTATTGCCACCCAATTTGTACCGTCATACAACAGCGGTTTGTCCACGCCATTGACCGCATACAGATAACTGCCACCTGCGGTTGTAATGTTGATGTATTCCCAGATCGCGCTGGTGATACCCGAACTAACTACAGCACCACCAACTGCGCCGCCTGCGGTGACGTTGTAAATTTTAAATGTCGGGGTTCCAACCACCGCAAACATCTTCGTTGTAGCACCGCCAGAATAGACAAACAGGCTTTGAACCTGTCCCGTCATTCCCGTTGCCCATTTGCTATAGCCACCTCTCAAGACGCAATTGGAAACAGTCGGAAAGTAATTGATTAATGTCACCGCATCGAGCGGCTCCATATTGGCAAGCGAATCCCGCGCATTCCAACCCCCAACTGGAGCCGGAACAGACTGAACGCCTGCCGCAGTCCTCTGAACAAGACTATTAATTCGCGCCATAACCACTATCAGGTATGTTGTCGTAACCAATCAAGACGGTGCCTGGACGAGGTGCAAAGCTCAGGTTTGCGCTAGACATATCGAGAGCTTGTGCCGCTTCAAACTCTTCCAAATAGTTGCGATACATTGCCGTTGTGTCAAAACCCTTAGCTTCAAAATACTTGAGCTTGGTGGACAAAACCATCAGCCTTGACGGGTAGATGGTTGTATCCGTGTCTACCGTAAAACTGGTTTTTACCGTCCCAGCAGCATTATTTGCCCAGCCATTGCTCCGGTATTCAAACCCAAGATATTCAGCACCAGAGTTGCCAGGCCAAATCTGGAAATAATTGCCCAAAAGCCTCCAGCGGATTCTGGGTCCGGTTGAGATGTAGCCAGACAGCAACCATTCCCATTGCTGGGCATCCTCTGGGCCGAGCATTTCCCAATGTTTGGACTTATCCCACATCGTCCGAGGAACCAATGCTTCGTAATCAGTCGGCAAGTCGTATTTCATCTTCTGAAAGTAGACCGTCGCCGCAGATCCACCAGCCGCACTAAAGTCGGCGTTCATAGTTACTTGAGTTGAGGAATCAACGCTGGCAATAAAACAGTTTTGATTAATACCCGTTCCAATAGCTTGATAAGTCGTATCAAGTCCGGTGGTGCTGGGGATGCCTGAAATGACTCGGCTTGCAGTCGTCCAGTTTCCTGTAGTGGTCAGATATTGAGTATAAAACTGATGCTGCCGAGTCATCGCTCGCCACGGATGCCTGCGGAGCAGCTCATAGCCCGTCGCATTCATCAAAGCAAGAATCTGGATTACGTCCTGATTAGTATTGCCTGCCACATAAGTAGGTGTGGCAACGCCCAGTTCGTTCGTGACTTGCTGGACCAATTGCAGCATCGTGTCCGACATTTAAACCTCTTTTCTGGGTCGCCCAGGCTTGCGTTGATCCATCAGCATCGCCATTTGCGCCTTAAGCTCTGCCAATTCGGATCTGGTTTCTTCCAATTCTGAACTGTTTTTGCTTTGGTTTTTCTTGGTCAAATAAGACCTAGCACGTTCGCGCAATCCAGCCGCTCCCATGCCTACTTTTTGAATCTGCGAGTCAGATGCAGTTGCTAGTTGCTCAACCGTTTGGAACTTGAGGATTTGCAATTCAGCCATTTGCATATCGTTGAATTCTTCAGGGTCATCTCTGTGCCATTGGCCCAAAGGAGTCCCAATAACCGGAGCATCATCATTCTGCATCTGAAAGTGCAACCATTGACGCGGGAAACGCTGTTTGTGATGATCCGCAACCATCTGCTCATTGATGGATGTTTTATCGCCTGGAATCATAATCCGAACAAACGGCTTGCCCTTGTACGGCTCCCGCTCAAATACATAAAACTCCACGCTCAAATGTGAGTCTGCGTTATTTACGTCGCTATCTAAAGCCATTTTGTCTCCTGTGGGGATTTAAGTTTTAGTGCCGTTAATGCTGTACCACATTGCATTAGTCACCGCAAAAAGGATGCTTGTGTGATCTTTGGGAATTGATGTTGATGTGGTTTGGTTCACCGTTGTAGCGGCTTCGTAAGGGTAGACCTTAATCGTACTTGCGCCGGAATTGGCTATGTAAATCGTTGCCCCCATTTGTGTCGGGGGTAACAAAACGCCAGTTCCAGCGGCTGCAGTATCAACAGAGTTATAAACATACGTTAATTGCAAAGCGTCCGATCTTGTTGATCCCGTCGCAGTCAGCCCATCCACCCCGTCGCCACAAATGGCAACGGTCATTAGTTGAGCCGCTCCTGCGCCGAGAACCCGAGACGGAATAGTCATTACGCAGTCAGAACCGCTGCCCAAGTCGTTGCGCTGGTCGCAAACAAAATCATGCTTTTAGCGGTAACCATGGTCAAGGTTGACGCGGCAGCATTGATTGTTGAACCGGCTTTGGGGTAGATGGTAATGGTTTGTCCCGAGTCGTTACGAATGCCCACCATCGCACCCACCTCAGTCGGGGGCAAAATAACGCCGGTTGAGGCCGAGCTCGTAGTGATCGTGTTCCAGACTGCCGACAGTTGCAAAGCGTCCGTGATGCTGCTTCCAGTCGCCACAAGTGCTGTTGCGCCATCGCCGCAAATGCTTGTGGTTGCCAGCGGGGAAGTACCTGATGCCAAAACTCGTGAAGGTATAGCCATTTTCGTTTCTCCTAAAACCCTAGTTTTAAAATGTGGAACTGCTTTTCACCCAACTGCAAACCTCGGAAAGTCTTATCCTTTTCTGCGAACCAGACCTTAGACATGGGCGAATTTTTGTAATGCTCAAAACCTGGAATGCCCTGCGTCCAATGCAGAATTTTCGCCTTTTTATTTTCCCCGTACTCATCGCACAACCAATTCCACTCAGAAGGAAGTTCTCCAATTTGCGCGTCCTTCAGCCAGTTGAATTGGTGGGAAACCAGAGAGTTTTGAGCTTTAAACCTGTTGGCTTTATGCCCACAATTCAAAAGCATCAAACTGGACCAGTTCTTACGCTCATAATCAATATTCGGGCATTCCATATCCGTCCCGATATATTTGAATTTTGCGCTTGTTTTATAAGTGTTTTTGACTACCTGAACAGCATATTTCTCTTCCCGCAGCTTCCAAAGCTCGGCAATGTCGGTAGTGCAGACCATATCGCTGCCATCGGCAAATATCGCCCAGCCTTCGTAATCGCACAATTTCGGGATGCTGAACCGCGAATAGGTGAAGGCATTGCTGCCATTCCCTTGCTGACCGTGAATTGGAATGATCGCAACCGGCTCGGAGGCTCGAGAGACAACGCTATTAACGAAAACGCTTAGCCCCGCCGCCTCGCGCCTGTCCCACCCGCAGAACAACCGGATCATGGCTTCCTCGCTGAAATTCTCATATCCCGTTGCGGGACATGGAAAAACGGCGTCTCGTGCTTTATGTCCTCAAAACCTGCCCTTGCCAGCAAATCGACAATTTCCTGTTTTGAGTAACACCAATGATGTCGCATTGTAGGCGGTTCGTCGATTCCAAACAATGCTCTACCAATTGCACTTTGACTTCTATGACCCTGATTCCACAGATCCATTACATGATCCAAACAAGGCATTTCTAAGGAAATTGTGCCGTTACGCTTAAGCAGTCGTTTCCATTCGGCAACCGTGTTTAATACGTCTTTTCGCTCAATATGCTCAAACAGATGAATTGCTGAGATTTCATCGGCACATTCATCATCCAGATCGATTTTCCGAACGTCGGAACGGATGTCAACATCGCCAACAATGTCGATATTTAACCAACCAGGCCAATGCCTGTCACCCGCTCCTAGATGGAGTCGAACACGGTCGCCCATTGCGCTCCTATCTCTTTTGGTGAGTATTTCGCTCGGATGTAATCCTGCGCTTTTGTGGTCAAATCAAGCAGTTCATTCTGGTAGCACCTAGCAAACTGAACGCCGCCATGCACCGGACCAACCCAGACGTAATCCCTGAATTGCCGGTTTATCTCGCTCTTTCCCGCCACGACAAAACATCCCGCCATAACCGCGCATATAAGCCTATTTGCGCTCTTGTAGGTGTTTTCCTCGGCAGTTGGTAGGATTACCACATCTGCCATTGAAAGCTCCCCACGGAGCGCAGATTCCGACCATGCGGTATATTTTGTCAGGATGCCGTTTGAACCTGTGCAATAGCGAATATTAAGGTTTTTGGTTACTACCTCATATTGGCTGATTTCCCCGATATTGAGCTGATGACCAAACCACAAAAACTTGTCGCCTTGAGCATGAGGTTTTTCCTCAAATTCCCACGGATCTGGGACCACCTGAGCGCACACACCCGTTTTCAGATATATCCGCTTTGCCATTTCCTCGGTGCAACAAACCACCCGATCCGCTTCCTTGGCGCAAGTTGTATAAATTTCGCCCCAGTAAGGTGTTTGAAAATGATCGTCGCAAATGTCCACAACAGCCTTTGCGCCGGAAGCCTTCACCCGCCGGATGTTTTCAACGTCGTTTTTATCAGGCTTGCTGAAAACAATAAAATCGCCTTCGCCGCCATTTATAGAGGTTTTGTAACCATGCGTTTGTAATTGAGCAGCTGGGATCTGCACCCGCAGCCGGTAGGAAGCCATTGTCGGGCCTCCTCTATGAATAAACGCTACGCCGCGAGCTTCCATTCACGCCTCACCTTGAGAATTTCCGCTATTAAACCATCTCCGCGAGCTTCTATGGTGACATCCGGCATCACCGTGTAAATCAGTTGAAATTCGTTTGCCTGCTGCGCCATCGCCATATTGCTGACAAACCGCTTACGGTCTGGCCCGTCCCCGACATAAATATCCACCGTTTTTCCGGCTTTTTCGCCCGTAAAACGTTTGGTCCCGTCCTCCTTAATGCAAGAGTCGTAACCGATCAGGATGAACTTACGAAACCCCATCAGGTATCCTAAATTGATTGCTCGCAAGCCGGAAGTTGTACCGCCACCTACCGCAAGTCGCCCACCTATCGCTTGAGACTCCTCGTCCATCGACCATGAATTCCAGACTAGGATTTTCTTGCCTGCCAGATGGTCAAACATCACAGGGGGGCAGCGAGAAGCCACCATATAGGTCGTGTAGTCGTTTTTACGCTGCACACCGTTAGTCCTGTCTCTGGGGTCAAGATCAACCCACAAATCAGGCTCCACGCCGTTTTCACATAAATAATCGTGCGCTCCCTTAATTGCGCAGATTGGCTTTCCATTCGCTCGATGTTCTTTAATCTCTGCTAAAAACTCCGGCAAAGATGGCCCACTCCCCGCCAGCACCATGGTTCCATCGTGCCGACAGGGAGAGGGTTGAAACTCTGGAAGATTTCGGGACAGGGCAGATCGAATATACGCAGCGTTCTCGCCTGGCGTACCCGCTGCCCTGATCTTAATTTCCAGTTTTTCCATTAGGTTCCGACAATACCGGATCCAATGTTTGGGTAACCTGCAATACAGGTCACCGCAGTAGCATTTGAAATTGAGGTTGTCGCCACAAGTCCAAACACAATCCCGCCCGAAACAACAGCGTCATCAAGCACGCCAGCAGTTGCGGTGGTGTAAAGCGGCACGCTCGGAGCCGCATTTGCCGCCAGATTGACAAGCACCTTGCCGCCCAGTTGCACCCAGCCATAATAGCCAGACGCGATGGAGGTTTGAGCAAAGCCAACCCGCTTGCAAGTAGCTGCAAGCGTCGTGGTCAGCATCTGCGCCTTTTGCGTGTCATAAACCGCAACGGCAGCATAGGTGCTGATTTCCGAAAGAGCTTGCACATAAATAGCCTGACTCCCATCAGACGTATTTACAACGGTCCCAGTCGTAAACTGGGAAGTCGTATCTACGTTGGTAAGGGTCACGCCGATGGTATTGCTAACGCTGAATGTAGGCATGTTTTTATCTCCTTAAGCTATCAGCACGCCGCTGAACTGCGGACCGCTGGAGGTAAGATTGCCAGCCCACCCAATCAACTTGACAATAGCGTCTTGGTTGACCGCCTGACGTTCTCCACCAATCGGCACAAAATTACGATCCGCATGAGGCCGGAACATGATGTATTTTGTGTTCAGGAACCACATATGATTTGCCGTTGCCGCCGAACCAATACCACCGTCCAGAACAACGTCAGAGGCCATCCCCGCGCCGTAATATTTCAGCGAGGCAAAGCCAGCACCCGCCATCGAAGAACCCGAATCAGAAATACGCTGAATCGACTGCAACGATTGCAGATAGAGGCGGTAATAGTTGTTATCCGCAACGATCAGATCAGGCTTGTCCGTTCCGCGAATCAACTGAACCGCAACCGTGTCCATGTATTGCTGGATGTTGGATGCAGTAACAGCCGCGCCGCCGTTCGTTACGCCAGAATAAGCAACCGAACGCCAGAAGGTCCAAGTGGCACGATCAATACCGCCATAGGTTCCGGTGCTAGGCGCGTCAGGAACAGCCAGGCCCAAACCCGTGATGTTTTTGCCGCTGTTGCCGGTTCCGTCCAGATAAATATCCGAACCGATACGGTTTGCCAGTTGCGCCTCGGCAACGTTCATCCGACCGTCAAGCAGGTCAATGATCGCTTCCTTGCCGCTGTTCTGGATCATCTCCAGACCGCTGATAGAAACAGCCGCGGCATATTGCGTGATGCTGAACTGCGCCGAACTAATCGGGCTGTTCTGGCTCACGTTCAGCACTTCGTAACCCGAATAAGAATTCGTGTTATTCGTTGCCGTGTCGTTGTACATAATTTCCTGGAGGATGACGTTCCCGCCGGAGAACGTTTTAACGTTCCCGCGTTCCTTCAAGCGCCGCAGAAGTGCATTATTTGATGTTACGTTATCGGCCAGCTCACCAGTACGACTTTGGATGTTTGTCGCAATGATGTCGCTGATCGAAGAGTTGGCGAAAGCCATTTTTTATCTCCTTATCAGATGAATCAAAGACGTTCGCTCACGGCATC